CTATCGGGACCAACAATGTGATTATAACGGCATTTAAGGAGTCCTTGTATCATCCTGAATATATCCTCAACTGTACAATTTCAGAAGTGTACGGCGGTAAAACGGAATCAACCGTATTTATGAGTGGCAACCCGAATTATCCCGACTTAATATGGCACTCTCGCCTTTATGGAGAAAACTATAATGCCGACTACTTCCCGGATGATGCGGTCCAAAAGGTGCCGGGAAATGTCGCTGGCTTGGCGCATATCTTTGAACTTCTCTATGTTTCTCATAGCAAAGGGCATGGGTATATTTATTATGCCGATGGAACGAATTATCCTATCTTTCCCTATGCGAGTATTAATCTTGAGAAGGGATCGGATATTCCTGGCAGTATTCAGGAAGTCGACAACACGATTGTGTGCGCGTCAACGACTAATGGTGTTATGCAAATCCTGTCCAACACAACGATTAATGACAGACTTTCTGTTCAGGATGTTAGCACTAAGGTCAATAAAGGCGAAGGGAAAAATTACAACTATCTAGGAATACTTAGGCGGGTTAACCTGCAAAGTGCGGTTTCTTATAATTTCGATGGGTATTACGGTCTGTGCGTTGGTTGCGTGTGTTACGTTTGGGACTACAGATCAAACGCATGGCTATACGATGTCAATATTCCTGCTTCGTGTTTTGCTGAGGTTAACAATATTCTTTATTTTGGAAGCAACTCCGAGGGTATTGTTTATCAGTTCGACCCACTCCTGATGAATGATGACGGATACGCAATCGACGCATGGTACGATTTGCGCGAAGAAAACGCTGGCACACCAAATATGGTTAAGGTGATCAATAGGGTTAATTTGACCGCCAAACCCATGAATAGGGCATCGGTTGTTCTCTCATTTCGTTCTCGTAAAAGTAATAGTGATATTGCATTATCCATGAATACGAGTGCGTTTAGTTTTAATGGTTTTTGTTTTCCTAGCTTTACATTTAACACCTCGTTTTTCCCAGTATTTAAACGAAAACGTATGTCAAAACGAGCTAATTACTTCCAATTTAGATTTGGAAATAACGTACTAAATGAGGGATTGAGCGTAATTTCCCTTGCAGTGGAATTCGATAAAGGGAGTGAGATGAGATAATGGCATTTCCGACCAAGGACACGTTTGTATTTGATTTTGAAGCTCAACCGGACTATCCTGATTGGACCCCAACGGAAACTAAAGTAAACATGAATGCTCGGGGTGAAGAGTTAAGGGTAGCACTTAACGAGATAATCAATAAGCTAAACTCTGGAGAATTAGACTCCAGATACTATACCGAGGCAGAGATAGACGCTAATTATGAGACGATCGAAGAATTAACATCCAACAGGAAGATAAGCCCAACTGGTGATTTCACAGGAACATTGAATGGTGCCACTATAACAGCTACTGACCCAGGCTTATCATCAACTGTGGAGGCAATGAAGGGGATTGGTGCGACAGAAGAGAAAACTAATTTAAGTGTTTTTAATGCGCATATGGCAGAAAATGCGTATTCTTCGGCACATGGAATTGTTGGCAATGCTAATTATTTACACACAGACAACCTGCTATATACCGATAGTTCACATACCGTCCTCGCAACTGATGATACAGTAGCAATACAGTCTATGATTAATGATTATGGGAGTATATTTATAGGCCGTGGAAAGAGTTGTAGGATTACAAACAGTTTAACTAGTAGTAAGCCTATAAAACTCAATTGTCACGGTACACTATGGCTAGAAACACCTAATATTCCCTTAATGATCATAGACAATGATACTGCAATCGAAAACTCCGATATTTTTATCAGTGAAATTAAGGGTATTGGTAAAACTCAAGGGCAAGCAGGTGTGCAAATTAAAAACGGTAAATTTAATAAGTTTGAAATTAATGTGGCAAGCGGCTTTAAGTACATTGTTCACTTTAAACAACGCGATATAGCATCTCCAATTGGTGAGAATAAATTCCGTTTCACTAAATGGACTGATGCCGAAAAGGCTATTTATTTCGAAAATCCTTATTCTGAAGTTGTCACGGCGTTAGCTACTGATATTACAACTACCAATCAATTAACTTTACAGTTGAATCCCGACACTGTTTTAGAATACCCCTGCTACTTACTGATAGGTGACTTAAATAATATGGATATCTTAGAGTCAGTTAAGGTTACTGGTAAAACGGGGTCAGACTACAATATTATTCGCGCTCAACAAAGTACAACTGCTAAGACGTTTACTGTTGGCACATCTGTAGTTATTGGTGGGGCATGGGCAGAAGGGAATCAGTTTAACGGAGGCTTTATAGCCAAGTGTGATAAAGGTGTATTATTCGAAAAGGGATGTTGGGCAGGAGGAACGCAGTTTATCGGTGCGATAGACAATGCTGACATTGCCAATAGTACGGATTGGGAAAATCTCATGGGAATTAACCGTGCAGGTAATTTACTATTAACAAGGTTTATGAGGTGGGATAAATGCGTTTTTGGGCAAGATACGCGCTTAGAACCTAATCGTATTCGTGGCCTTGTTACACCTGGCAATATTAAGGCAGGGGGAGAAAATGGTAACTCGACTCAAGTAAACAATGACGGCGGGTTTGAGGTAACAAAAGCAACTGGCTCGCCCTATATTGATTTTAAAACCGATGAAAATTCTGACAGGGACGCTAGAATCTATAAGACTGCCAACCATGCTTTGAATTTTCAGACTGGAGGATCTGCCGCAATCAAAGAGGGGTTTGCCATTGGTGCAAATGGTACAAGATACACTAAGAATGCAGGGTATAATGTGGTTGTCCCTATAAGTTCGGCTTATATTGTGGTTACCCTACCATATGCAATGGCAGACGCTAATTATTCAGTTCAAGTTACCCCGCAATGGAATACTACTTGTTGGGTTCCATTTGCAAATAAGGGGACAACCACTTTCCGCATATATTTTGGAACCCCACCAACGGCGGAAAATAAACTTGATTGGCAGATGTTAAAAATTATGTAGGTCATAATATTCTATCGCAGTTGACGCATTAGCCGCAATAATCATCAACACTAAAGCCAAGAGGCCTTTTTATTTTTAAACTTTCAAAGGAGGTAACGCATGGCGATCATTAGCCCAACCACAGCAAAAACGGCAGAAGAAATACGAGCAGCTAGTATCGCGGCAGCCCAAGGTCAACAAGGGGCACTTGGCACAAGCGATCTAACTGGTGGTTCATCGCCAGGTATTATCCCAGGGGTTTCTAATCCTGATGCCACCAAGCCACCTGATACTTCAGGGGGTGGAAGTGGGCGTTGGGTTAACGACCCCATTACCGGGGAGATGATATGGAAACCATCTAATCCGCCCGTTAATACACCCCCCGATAAGCCAACTACACCACCTGCCGATGATGACAAGCCTACGTTGTCACCTGCTGGCGGAGGACTTAATCCTCCTGGAAGTGGATAAGAGGGTAACGATCCAATTACAGGGGAGGCGACATGGTATCCTACTGAACCAGCCGCTAGACCTTCCGACGAACCAACTACACCACCTGCCGATAATCCTTCTATACCACCAGCAGACGAACCTTCTGTACCTCCTACCGATACTCTACCACGCGACTATGCGGCTGAAATGAAAGCAGCCCTAGAGGCCCAACAAGCAGCTATGGCAGCTATGTATAACCAACAGGCGGCGGCACAGGCAGAGCAGATTCGCCAAGCCATCGCTGCACAAACTGCTGCGGCAAATGCAACAAAAGCCGATTATACCAACCAAATGAATGCTTCAATTAGCACGTTAAATGCCGAACGGTCCGCACTGCCTGGAAAAACTACCATTGCTAATAACCAAGCATCGGCCACAGGGGTTGCAAACGCACAACATATCCGCAATGCACTGAATCAAATGGGGTTACTTCAATCCGGGGAGTCTGCGTCTCAACAACTTACAAACGACGTAGGAACGGCCACTAATATAAATAACAACAACCTGCAAGGTCAAATACTTGACACCCAGTATGTAAACCAGATAGCCGCATCGGAAGCTGATTTGGCATCCAAGGTCAAGGCTATTAATGATGCAATAGCACTGGCTCAAGCTAATGGCGATACAAACGCATTGGCTGCACTAACTGCCGCACAGAGTCAGATTGGATTGGCTGCTGCCCAAAATAATACAACCATGAATGAGTTCCAATATCGAATTGGTAAGGACGCTACCGAGACTGAATTAGCGCAACAACAGATCGATAACCAAGTAGCACAGTTCGCGCAAACGTTGGGCTTATCCAGAGAGCAACTGGCGGCGCAAGTAGCTCAGAATGGAGCGCTAAATGCACTTGCTCAAGCTGGTCTTGATCAGGACGCGGCTCAGTTCGCAGCACAGTTAGGATTAAGTAAGGAACAATTCCTTGCTGGATTACAGCAATGGGCGTTGAATTATAATGCTTCGGTTGGACAACAAGAGTTTGAAAATGGTATCGCGGTCGGAGACATAACAGGTAATTACCCCGGTGACGTTAGTTCGGGAGCGAGTAGGGTTGTTATTAATCCTGATGGAAGTATTAGCGTTGTACCTGTGGACGTTATTGATCCAGAAGACGAAACACCTGAAACTGATGTTATCGACGCATCAGGTAATTTAACTCCCGACATGAGCGGAACAACGACAGACAGGTCAGGGGTTAGGTGGAACAATTACCCTGTAGTAGCACCTGGTTTTGTTGCTCCTTCTAAAAACGATAGGGGTGATACGTTAGTTGGTTATCGCTTAAGTTATAGCTCGCATGGCGAGAAATACTATGTTCCTATGTACTCTGATCAAATAGGCTCCGGCGTTGTGCCTAGAGGGTACAGAAAAACAGGGGATATTGACGGTATTCCTACGTACAAAGAATTGTAAGGGATGGTGATTAGTATGCCTACGATTGACCCGAATAAGCCAGGATACTACACAGATGGTACGCCCATACCTGGATATACTCCTAATTCAACACCTGCCAAGCCGCCGGGATATCCTATCGGAGTCGGTATGGATAATCCGTTAATTCCCCCTCAAGATCCTGATATAACTCAAAGGGCATCGTTAATTAGGGCGGCATCTGGCGACACTCCTCCTATTCAAAGGCCGGGGAATCCCTATAATGCTCAGGGGGCAAGAGTGACTCATATAACTGCTGACAATAAGACGGTTGATAGCGGAAGGAATGCGTATGATTATTATGGTGTTCCTACTTTGGCATCGAGAACGCAGGGGAATGAGCAGTATGAGTTTCAGGAGAAATTAAAGCAATGGGCTGCTGAATTTGAGGAGCAGAAAAGGCAGAATAGGTTTGGGAATGGAATTTCAGTTGGGAACTTAACGGGGTATTATGGAGATAAAAAAGTATCCGTGCCAAGTACAGGGACTTATCGGAGTCCTACTGGCGGAGGGTATTACGTGAATGGGGTTCTGCAGTAAGAGGGTTGATTAACCCTCTTTTTTATTGCATAGAAAGGATGATATGACTTGGCTGTTTATGGACTCCAAGAAGACGTTATGGCTAACAAAGATAAGGGTGTTCAGCTTTACATCCCTGGGCAAACCAAGCTTACCCCGAACGATATATTTCTTGGTGGACCAGGAACGGGAATAGATGATGCCCAACTGAACGGAGCAGTTCGTGTTCATGGTGACTCGACAGAAGATACCGCGAACGGATTCGACAGGTACATGGAAAGCATAAAGAACGGCATACCCATAAAGACCAAAAATGATCAACCGGACAATTCAATGTCAAGAACATACGGATTACAGGCTGACGTAGATGCCAATAAGGGCAGAAATGTCAATCTGTATACCCCTGGTAAAACCAACATTACTTCGAATGACGTATTCCTTGGTGGAGAGGGAACCGGGATTAAGGATAGCTCTCTAAATGGGGCTAGAAGAATCTACGGTAATACCACGGAGGATACGGCAAGCGCATTCGGGGATTACAATAATGATCTATCAACTCAAATAAAGGCAGCCATAGCAGCTAATTATGCTCCTAGGGTTGATGAAGAAATGGGGATGCCAACACTAGCCCGTCAGCAGATGGAAAGTGGTCAAGCTCAAAATATGATTAGTAATACTTATAATCGAGATAAATTCTCTTATGATCAAGGACAGGATACGATTAAGAATAAGTACAATAATGATAAGTTTGAGTACGATAAGCAAGTCCAGGCCATTAAAGATGCTCAGTGGCAAGCGTCATTCGGTCAAGGGGCAAATGAGTTTGACAGAACGTTAGGGTATAACCAATATAATGACGCGGAGAATCGAAAAATATCCCAGCAGAATGCTAACGTGAACGAGCTTAACGTTACCGGGGAGTGGCCTAGTAGTAGCGGCGGAGGAACAAGTACCGGGGAATACGCTTCATCCATCAATAAGTACGCTAATCAATTTGGCGTATCCCCCAGCCTCATTGATGCAGTCATTAATCAGGAGAGTGGAGGGAATGCCGGGGGACCTGATAGTTCGGCGGGGGCACAAGGATTGATGCAACTCATGCCTAATACAGCCAGAGAATTAGGGGTTACGGACCCTTATAGCACGGACCAGAACATCATGGGCGGGACAAAGTACCTCAGTCAACAATTGCAGAAGTATGGCAGTAATGAGTTGGCATTGGCTGCATACAATGCCGGTCCTGGTGCGGTTGATAATGCTATCAGTAAAGCAGGGAGTAGGGATTGGTCTGCCGTATCTCGGTTCTTGCCGAGAGAGACTCAGAATTATGTACCTTCCATTATGGGGAACGTTAAGTTGAATCCTCCTAAAACCAAAAAGCCCGAACCGTTTAGCGATGCTGCAACCAATAGCATGATGAACCAAATGAAAGGCGCATTGACCGAAGGAGCGACTATTGATGATCTCATAGAGGACTTGGGCGTATATCAAAGTGATGGTACGGCAAAACTCAGGAACTACGATAACGGATTTCTTATGAATTGGCTCCAATCACAAAAGGCCAAAAGCGATAGTCAGGCCGAGGGGTTAACTAAATCGGCGTTTAAGCAGTGGTAGTATTAAGGGGGCATTGCCGTGGCTTGGTTAAGCAATAGCACTCAATCAAAAACTAAATGGCTAAAGGACCCCGGATCTCTTTTGGAGGAAGATGATTTTTCGACTGCTCAAAAGTCAATGAGGACAGAGGTCAACAACAAGACTTCTGCGCTGAGGTCAAGGTCGTTGCCTATTCCGGGAGAAGGTGATGACAGGAATTGGCTTGAACGCAAGCTCAACACGCCACAGGATACTGGGCTACTCGGTGATGTTCTTGACGTTATTTCTCGCGGTCAGTATGCTTCAGCTAATGTTGCAAAAACCTTAACCGATGGCAAAGATGATTCGATAGGCGATGTCGCGAGTTCTGTGTATCGAGGATTAAGTGGTGAAGATAAAACATCATACGGGGATGTGTTGGAACAATCGGGGATGGAGCGTGGGAAGCTGCGCTCTGCCCTCGGATTCGTGGCCGATGTCGCCTTGGACCCAACTACCTATTTAACTCTTGGCGTAGGCACAGGGGCGAAGGTAGGGGGCAAGGCGGCTGCAAAGGGATTGGGCAAGGTTATCCCCAAGGCACTTGGCAAAGAAGCCATAGATCGTGGTGGGGTTAAGTTTATGGGAGCCTCTTTAATTCCTGGTAATGTTATTAAATCAGGGGTCGAGAAGATTGGGCTAAATAAGGCCGGGAACCTACTCAGGGATTCAAAACCTGTTCAAGTTCTTGGCAAATCCCTTGTTCCGAACTTCCGAGAAGCAGGAACCGATAAGGCGGCATGGGATGCGTTTGTAGATACAAAGAAAGGTTATCAAAATTCCCTCTCATACGCTCAAAATAAGGCCGTAGGCGATGCCGTTGAGATGGCTAAGGGGTTTACCAAAGAGGAACGAACTCTAGCAACACACGCTATCCAGAACCCTGTGGTGTATAGGCTTGCAGGTCCTAAGGTTAAGGAACTTGCGGATACGGCAAGGAAATCATTCGATGATTCGGCAACTGTTGAGCAGGGCTTGGGATTACTGAAAGAGCCACGTAAGAATTATGTCCCTGGTATTTATCCTGATAAGAAAAAGCCATTCCTTCAGGGAATAATCAGTAACCCAGGCATAAAGGCTTCTATTGGTAGTTTTGGAAAGCAGAAGAAATTCGATACACTGAAGGATGCAATGGATGCAGGGTTAAGTCCAGAAACAGACATTGCTAAATTATCCGGATCTCGCCAAGTTGTTAGCGCTAGGGCCACAGAGACACAGAAGTTTATTAACGAAGCGTTAGAAAAGTTTGGGACAAAAGTTGACTCGAAGAATATTGACAAGTTATCGGATGACGTAGGGGTGTATCTTCCAAAGGGAAGCCTTAGTTTCTTCTCTCAAAAAGTAATTGGTGGCAATGTTGATAAATTTACTCAAGTCGGTAGGGCTAAGGAGTCCGTAAAGGGGATTGATTCGGATATTAGCAGTATCCAAAAGCAACTTGATGGAATAGTAAAAAGCATAGCGACAGGCTTAAAGGATGCAGATAGGTCGGTTGCTCCCGATTTACTACACAACAAGATAAAAGCATTGGGAGGCATTGCACCATCAAGGACGGGTGCAATGGTATCCGAATACGCGCAAAGTATACCCAAGTCATTAAAGCGTAAAAATGGCAGACCGATAGATGAGGTCGCGGATGAACTCGGTATAACTGCAAGGGAATTATTAGATGGTATTGCAAGCGGTATACCAAAACCTAAAAATTACATGGCTGAAGCTGAAAGGATTGCGGTAAACGATTCATCCTACAAAGCCTTGAGTCAAACGCTAGATGCTATTGTGTCCGGGAAAGATGATACCGCAGAACAAATAGCCGAGCTACTCAAGGGTGCCAATAAGGATGAGTTGATAGAAATTCCTTCGAGTATGATTAAGGATGGAATTGGTGTTTCTAAGAATGTTCCGGCCTACGCCTTGCCTAAGCAAATAGCTAATGAGTTGAATAATTTCAAAGCTCTGCAATCAGATGAAGGCAGTAAAGGAATACTGGGAGCATATGACAATGTTTTAAATTTATGGAAAGGCTATGCAACGGCTGTCAATCCAGGGTTCCATATCCGCAATGCTCAGTCAAACGCTTTTCAGACCGCATTAAATAGTGGCAAGGAATTACTTAATCCTATGAACCACGTTAGGGCATTAGGTGTAAATGCAACCGATTTACCCTTTGTAGGGAAGAAGATTGCAGATAAAACAATTGATGTTGGTGGTAAAGAGATGACTCTCGCCGAAACTAAAGAGTTGATGAAGAAAGAGGGCGTTATTGGTTCGGGATGGTTCGGGGCCGATATACCCGGATATATCGAAAAGAAACTTAATGCAGGGATAAAGGGGAACCTATCTCCTCAACTCCTGAATCCTTTATCTCAAAATAACGCATTAATTAAGGCTGGCAGAACCGTAGGGACTGGGGTAGAGAATCAGGCCCGGGCATTCAACTTCCTTTCTGAACTCAAAAAGACAGGTGATGTAAAACAAGCAGCTAAAACGGTAAACAAAACGCTTTTCGATTATGGGGATGTTACTCCTTTTGAAAAGAACGTCCTAAAGAGGACGGTTCCCTTCTACACGTGGTTAAGGAAGAACGTTCCACTACAGACCGAGAACCTAATTAGAACTCCTGGTAAATACGCAGCAACTCAAAAAGCACTCAATGGGGTTAGAAATCTCTCTGAACCAGTAGACGAAAAAAATATTCCGGACTATATGGATAACCCTAACTGGGTCAAGACTCCACTTGAACAAGGTGGAAATCCTATGTACTGGAATGCTAATCTACCGATCGGAGACTTAGAAAAACTAAATCCTGCTCAAATAGGAAAAACTGCTCTCAGTTCGTTATCCCCGTTACTCAAGGCCCCACTAGAATTAGGATTCAATCAAAACACATTCTTTGGCGATAAAATTGAGAAGTATCCCGGAGAAATGAAAAAGGCACCCGGGTATGTTCCCGACCTGCCGGATACTGTGGTTAAGTTGTTGGGCGCACAATATGGAGTAAGTAAAGAGGGTGTTGATGAATTACAGGTTCCAGCCGATGTCAGGTACATGATGTCGCAGGTTCCTTTTATGGAGAATGTTTCTAAGTCTCTTGACCTGAAAGGTGACAAGAAATTCAACCAATTACTCACTTTCTTGATGGGGGCCAAGATTACTCCTTTCGATGCTAAAAAAGCTGAGATGAATGCTCTTTATGATCAAAGGGACGCGTTGAGGGCTGCGTATGACAAATATCAGACTCAAGGGTTATTGGAATCTGATGAAGAATTAGCTAAGGCCAAGAAGAAAAAGAAGGGAACGAGTTGGCTAAAATAAAAGCAAGGAGCATTTTACTCCTTGCTTCTTTCTATGCTATTTTGAGCATTGTCTAAAATAGTTTTTGCATACTCGATTTGCTTTCTATCGGATGAGCTTAATAATTGCCTCGCCTCGATGATTGAACCACTTAGATTTCCAATATCCTTCAGATATCCTTGGCTAACCTTATATCCTATTACACAGTAAATAATGGTCATTACGACAATTGTGGCAAAGATTGTTTCTGACTTTTTCAATTAATATCTCCCTCATTTATTTTACAACATTTTATCACTAGCGTATCTTAATGCAATAGTAAAAGAGCAGGATAATTATCCTGCTCTTTCTCATTATCTAGTCAAACTCAATGCCTGTAGCTGCGCTATAGCCTCATCATCCTTCATTGATCCATGCATAACCTGCGTTGCGATACTGTTGTACTGTTTTGCTTTTATTGTTAATCCCGATCCCTGCATAATCATTCCCTGGACTATTCCCCTAAAAGTAGAGTTTGGTTCATACCTCATTTTGTGAATTTGTAGTTCGATAATCAGATTAGTTATCCTACCATTGATGGTTAACATATATCCCGGAGGAGCCACAATCTCTTGCGCCCTCATAGCCTCAATTTGCAACTGCTCTGCTGTGGGATCTTTCACCGTTACCTTACATGTAGCCTTCTTTCCTCCATCAACACTAGTCGCCGTGATAACTGCTTTACCGGGGCTTATCGCTGTTACCATTCCCCTCTCTCCTACGGTAGCAACTGATGGCTTGCTAGATTTCCATACTAGACTCCGATTTGTTGCCGTGTGCGGAGTTACATTATACTCTAAGTAATACGTTAATCCTGTTGTTGATTTTAAGCTTTTTTGCACTATTGTTACCCTTGATACCCTCGTTGAGCTTTTAGCTATAACAGGCAACGCAAACACCAACACCATCATCATAGCCAAAACAATCGCTGTGATTCTTTTCATCTCATACCTCCTCTAAATTTTCCCATAATCATACCATTTGTCTCTTGCGAAATTTACTGTAATTTGTTGCAAAATAATAAAATCACTTTACAACAATTGTCTTTGCGTAAATTGGCATTCGTGGTACACTATTAAGACTAGGTGGATAGGCAAGGCGTAAGCTACTTTGCGACAAGGCCGTTTGTCCCGGCCTCCCCTAGTGTATCTTGGACAACCCGGGGGCAAACGGGGTGCAGATATCGCACCTAAGAAGAACATCGAGAAATCGGTGTTCTTTTCCTTTTCTATTAGGAGGTGCATCACACTGAGAAAAAACATAATCATATTTGTTCTGATAATATCGCTATTTACCTCCCTCTTTCTACTTATCCACAGTAGAGATTCCCCCACAAACATGAATATAAATACCATTACCATTGGAAGTAGCCAAGACTACAGGATTGACATAAACCACGCGTCACGAGAGGCCCTAGAATCGCTTCCAGGCATAGGGAGTGTACTTGCCGATAGAATCATCAAGGGACGTCCTTTTGATGATGTCTGGGAGCTTAATAGGATAAAGGGGATTGGGCAAAAAACAATAGAGGGATTAGAAGGGAAGATTGATGCGAATTGAGTCCTGAAGTGATTGCTCAAATGATTTTAAGTATTGGAGTAGTGCCGACTTTGTTAGTCTTCCTGGTTTACAGCGACCGAAAAGAGCGCAAAGACGAGAGAGAGAAGTCGCAGAACAGAGAGGTCAAGCTCATGGAACACATTGGAAAGTCTGATGAAAATATGAACAAGTTCGCCTCAAGCTTGGAGAAGATAGGCGATACTATGAATTCTCTTGACAAGTCCATGGGGTATCTACAGCGTGATGTTGAGGAGTTGAAGGCCAAATGAAGATATTCATAGACCCCGGACATGGTGGACGCGATCCAGGTGCTAATGTAAAAATCAAAGAATCACAATACGCCTTAATCTATGCCCTCGAACTAGGTCGCACACTTAAGGAATTAGGCTTTGATATAGCATATTCCAGAACAACGGATTCAGACGTTTCCTTGCCCGAACGATGCCGGATGGCTAACTCGTGGGGTGCTGATTACTTTATCTCTGTCCATTTCAATAGCGGAGGTGGAGTCGGCATTGAAACATTTGCATTTTCAGCCGGAGGACAAGGGGAAAAGCTTGCTAATTTTGTTCAAGGGGAATTGATAAACTTTACTAGTTCCCCCGACCGCGGCCGTAAGTTCGCTAACTTTCAAGTTCTCCGCGATACCTCAATGCCAGCTATCTTAATCGAAGGCGGCTTTGTGGATAGCGATATAGACTCGCAAAGGATACCGACAGATGAATATAAGCACAAGTACATCCAAGGGGCTACAAAGGGCATCTGTGGGGCTACAGGGGTAATGTGGAAAGATCCATATGCTGTGGTTTCCTCAGTTCAACCAACGGGAGATAAAGACGTTTATCTCAGTGTCCGGGTATTGGAATCTAAGTCTGAGGAAGTCGCTAAACAAATTATTGCGATGGGGTATGCTTGCAAACCCTTGCCATTAGCCTGATTGAGGTATGCTACCGACATTGATGTCGGTAGCATAAGAAAGGATTGATTCATATGTTGGAGAAATTTCGCAAACCGACTCTTGTTGTAGCTATTTTGGGGGCTATTAAGCTGGTTCTAGATGTATCTGGTATTCCGGTTCTCACTGATGATAATATTAATGCTATTGCTAATGGAGTTGCTGCGGTTGCTACTATCGTTGGGATTCTAATTAATAGGGATGCGGTGCAGTAGAATAGCAATTTGTATAATTTTCATAATCTGCAATTTCCCCTGCCGTAATGGTGGGGGTTATTTTATTGCCCAAATATAGAAAGGAATAGCTTGTAATGTACACTAATATGGAATACAATGTAATAGAGGTGAAATAGTGAAAAAGATTAATCTTTACGTCACAGAGGCGCAAGACAAATGGCTAGAGGAGCAAGCTAAGAAAATGGAACTAGGCAAGTCTGAACTAATTAGGAGGATTATGGATAAGGAGATGAAAAAGAAGTGAGTGAACCATGCCGTTAGCTCAAAGGCAAACAGATATTGAAGCTTTCCATAAGCATCTATTTGACGATACTACGGATGGTTTCATATCATTCTTATCCATAAAGATCAAACGTGGGGAAAAGATGGCCAAAACCTATACGACCGATATGGAACGCCTAAGGCTTGATATGGAGGATACTGACGGTCGTGAGGACACTTATGTTAGCCCAAATACATATTGGGTTCGCAAACGCTCTGTAAGCAATATAAGGCAGTACAGGAGCTTGTTTATTGACTTAGACATAGAAAAGTATGGCAAGCACACCAAAGACGACACAATGGCTATTATATGGGACATGGTAGCAAAGAAGCTTATTCCTAAACCTAGTATGATTGTGGATAGTGGTAGGGGATTCCATCTTTACTTCCGAATCAAAAACGCACCAAAACAAGCACTTCAAACATTCCAAGAGCTAGAAGATTATCTATATCATCAGTTAGTAGACTTAGGCGCAGACTATAGCGCGACAGACAGCGCGAGGGTACTTAGATTACCGGGTACTATAAACAGCCGTAATAATGCAACATGTAAGATACTACACATCGACAATGATATTTACTATTCAATGGTTGATCTTAGGGACGAATACCTCAACTATGAAAAGAAAAGGCAAGATAGAATTGCCAAGTCAAAAGATTATAAACCTAGAAAAGCTTGCGTAGTTAAGAGCCTGTTTAACTCATATAGTCTTCACATGAACAGAGCAGAGGATATCGAAAAACTATGCAAGTTAAGGAATTATGACGTTGAAGGTTCGAGAAACTTTATCCTCCATTGTTTTAGTTATTGGAATGGAATTTATATCAGAGATACAGAACAACTCTTAATGGACGTTATGGAGTTCAATGGGAAATTTAAGAAACCATTGCTCGACGGTGAGGTTAAGGGAATCTGTAAATCAGTCAGTAAGGCAGTAAAGAAGTTCATCGACTACGAGCAGGGCAGAAATAGTGGATTAATTAAAAGAGTCACTAAAGGCATGAAGGATAAGCCGGGTTACTGGTACACGAATGAGTTCCTAATTAATAGGCTAACAATTACAGAAGCAGAACAAGTAAAACTCAAAACAATAATAGGAACTCATGAAAAGTATCGAAGAAGAAACGTTGCGAGATTAGCTGGTCGAAAGAATGAGAACGGTTTAACTCCAAGGCAACAGGCAAAGCAAGATCAAGCTATGTCAATTAAAGAACTTAGCGCAAATGGTTTGACGCAAAATGAGATTGCCAAAAGACTGAAAATTAATCAAGGAACTGTTTCTAGAAATCTAACTAATTAAAGTATGCACGAAATAGACCTTAATACAGTGTGTGAACCCCCGTTGGTATCCCCACACACTGTATTAAGGCAAACATTCTTAAATAAACGGAGGAATTACAATGACCAAGAAAGCAGTCGTCAAACATAGGAAAGCAAGTCAAGGGCATCTATTCAAAAATATAAAATGCGCCACGGGTGAAGTTGCTGAAACCTACACTGATTATCTGAAAACTAAACATTGGAAGGGATTGCGACAAGAGGTAGCGGAAAGAGATAATTACACATGTCAAAGATGTAAAGGAACATTTAATGTAGGGTTTTCTATCCACCATAATACCTATAAATATTTAGGTGATGAAAGATTAAAGGACCTGACCTTCTACTGTGCTAAATGTCATTCAGTTATTCATAATGATAGGAAAAATACACATGACTTCAATAGAGCGCATAGCGCACGAATTACTCAAAAGATGTCCAAGATGAATGAGGAACAAATAGAAAAGGTGTTTGAGTTTATGGATAGCCTGATTGCCAAACCAGTTAAGCCAGTAAAGATACAATTGACTTGCCGAACTTGTGAAAAGGAAAACCTTCTTGATTGTCAAAAATGCCTAAACGGGAAGAACTTGCCTTTTCATACTAGCAGGGCTAAATAGGCAGAAACATTGACCCTGCTTTCTCTTTTTTGCCCTAGACATGGTACTTGCGGGGGTATATAATGGTACTAGATGTATATTAGATTGGAGGAATTAAAAAATGCGAGAGTATAAGTTTAGGGGTAAGCGCATTGACAATGGCGACTGGGTTTATGGATGTTTGTATTATTTCAACTACGAGAGTAATCCGAATAATCCAGTAAGATGCTTCATAGCACCTATTAATCAAGTTGCTTATGCGAATGGTGAAGTGGTCGAAGAGTGGGAGGTTACCCCTGAATCAGTCGGAGAATTCACGGGACTTAGGGATAAAAACGATAAAGAAATATATGAAGATGATATCTTGGATATCACATCAGAACTCTTAACTAATTTTGGGAATACTAGAACTGGGCAATACGACACAACGTATAAGCTTGTTAAGTGGTTTGATGATGAGTGGGGATGCAAAGTTTTGAAAAGCAAAAGTATTGTGGTTGGAAGTAGGCAAAAAGGTCTGATTGTACCAGCCAAATGGGGAGTTGTTATTGATAACATCCATGGCAACACTTTCTCTTGGAGGCTAAATAATGTCTGACAACAAGGAAAAAGCAAACAAGCCACACGTCAAGGTATATTTTGAAACAAAAGAAGAAGTTGAAGAAGTAAAAGCACTAGCTAAAACTCAAGGCCTTTCGGCCAGTGCGTGGTTTAGAAGTTGGGCGAAGGGGCAGTTGGGGAAGGGGGGAAGATTAAATAAATGAGTAAGCAATTAGAAATAGGAATATTCTGCACTGAACCTACTGAACCATTTATTTATTGGGTAAACGGGGAAGTCACGATTGAAACGCTAAGGCAAATTGAAGATAGCCTTATAGAAATATTGGGAGAGCAAATTACAGAAGCTGGTCAGTCTAGCTATAATCTAAGGGTTAAGGCAATATATGTACCATCTGAACAGCAATACGGTACTGGATACGGTGACGTTCTTACAATTCCCAGCTACTTTGATCTAGAAGTTATTGAAAAAATACCATTTGATATACCGGAGGAAGCAGAACCTTGGCGATATATGTGAGCTAGTACATGGTTTAGGATTTGGGCTATTCGAGAGATTAGGAAGAAGAAGGGCGGAAAATAAAGATGGATTACGCCGAAGCATGGGAAAGACTAGATAATAAACTTTACAGGGCAAAGCATTCATTAAATGAGCTAATTAGTAAACAGGGTATTTTTCCTAACTACGATGAAGACTTAAGGCTTAGGAGTAAAAGAGAGGGCATTGAGCTAGCCATTGGGTACATGCTTGATATTAAGAAAATTATTGCCGAATAACACCCAATCACTTCGCCACTGTAGCTAATTTGGTATTTGATGTGGGGTCGGATTAAAGAATAAGCGAAGGAGGAAGAAGTAGGATGAAAACAGATTGGTTTGCAATATTTATAATTGTTAGCGGTGTTTTGTATTATGGTGCTTTCTGTTTTTATAGACAGTGGATGATAAGAAAAGAAGAGAAGAGATCGAGAAGGAGGGGAAATAAATAAATGGAATCATGCTGGCTAATCAAATTTAAGGATGGACACAAAATCATCATATCCGAGGAACTTTATAAGCAGGAAGAGAAGCGTAATTGGGCAGGAAGAGAACGGATATGCGAGGAACATTGGTTTGATATCAGGAAGTGTCGCGAACGAAATGAAGGGATTAGCGTTAGCGGTTAAATCAATATTGTAGGAGGACGAAGAAGGATGAGTGAATTAACTAAATCATTCTGCGTTTATGTAGTTATTGGAATGGGTATCGGATTCTCACTGTTATTGCTGGCGTATGTTTACTGGAAGGCGTTCGAGCAAATAGTTAATACATTAGGAATGAATAAGGAGTTCATTCAGTTTATTTGGGATAAGCGCAGAAAGAGTCTTAAACCAAAGCCAAAGATGCAATAATAAATAACAAGACAAATACCATCCGAGTTGGATGGTATTTTCTATTTCAATATGGGCATTTTATATTCAATGACAAAAGATTGAGGTGGAGAAAATATGACAGAATACGGAATTTGCCCTGAATGCGATAATGAACTCGATAAATTTACGAATAAAAAGTATAAAACAATTCTTTGGCGATGCTCATTGTGTAGTCATGAGGATGTGATTTCATCAAGGCAACGGGTCACATGATTTTTGGGTTCTGTCTTGGTGCGTTGACGACTAACCTTGATCCCCTTTACACCATTGTCGTAGTTGTGGCAAGCCCATTGCCCGACATTGATCATCCCTACTCGTTTTATGGTAAATACAACCCGGCTGCTTGCTTAATGAAGCACAGGGGTCATTGTCACAGCATCATAGGATCAATAATGCTTGCGCTGCCATTTATCGAGTTTAGTATAAATATCTTCGCACTAGTTTTCATTGCATGTATCGGGCATCTTGTGGCTGACCGTATATCATCGTCATTCCCTGGAAAGTGGCCTTTCAGGATAAGAGTATGGTAATTACCAAAAACTTTTATGCACACAGTAATCAAAAGGCTGCTTAACCTCAAACCTTCTTACCTCTGCCATTGCATCCACTGATGCTATATTTAGAGACTCATTCCATCGCCTTACTTCTTCCTTGCGTTCTTTTTTCATCTGCTCGTAAACAGGTTTCATGACTATATTGAGAATCCCGTAGGTTGCCCTCGTTACCGTTTTTCCCGTTTTCCCCATAGCTACCTCCTTAAAATCGAGTAGACATCTTTCTTTATTTCATCAATACTTGCGACAATGAAATTAAGTTCGCTTTTAATAGGCGGATTAAAATCCGTTACGACTAAAATAGTAGGAAATATAGCCGTCCTATCCTTAATGACTGCCCACTCTTCGTTGGTCCAATCGGAATCATAAATCTTTTGGTACTGCTCTGGTTTATTAAACCTCTTACTTGGACACCTCTCTATCTCGATAAAAACAACTTTTCTATCCTTGCGTCCCGGCTCGATAAATATATCAACCATGGCATCTGCAAAAACAATTCCATCTAGGATTGAATAGCTCCACTTAAACTCAACGGTAACGCCCGGTGATTTTTGTTTAAGTAGCTCACAGTATACCTCGTTTATCATCAGGGTATGTTCTATGTTTATGGGCCTCTTGCCCACAAAATAGACGGAGGGAAGCTGCGGGGCATAAACCTTTTTTTTAATTCTTTCCTGTCTACAAAGTCGAGCTAGGGCATACTGGGCAATCCTTTTTGAAGATTTACGATCAACCATAATGATATCCTCTATTTGCTTTCTAGTGAATGCCCTGCCCTTTTTTATTAACTTAACAATATGGTCGTCTCTGTCTTTCCCGAAAGAGTAGCAACTTGTGGCTAAGAACTTTGTTAATCCCTCATTCATACGAAAAACTCCTCCCCTTATGGTTTATAATAATGTATACTCACCCCTTCGTCAAACTCTTCGTTCACATGTTCGCGGTAATTGTTCACCGTGCGGTTGTCCTTAACGTGTCAATCCTTTTATTTAGGGCTTTTCTGATAAACTGGGGGTTCATAGTGCCTTCCTACCATTATTTTTTTATCTATTTCCTCCTTTATAATATTTTTAGGTGACTTGGTTACTTTATTCACAACCTCTGTTTGTGTAGATTGTGGCTTTTGGTAGGCTGACATGATGGACTTGATATGCTTATTGTCGATGAAGGGGACTTGCACTAGGACCTCATCCTTGAATTTAAACAATGCCCTTCCCTCGATATCCTTATCAATCATCTTTGACGATTCCCATTCATCTTCCCCTAATAGAACGCGAGCAGATACCGGATTGCATCGAAAAGCTACTACCGCACTAAAGTTATTTTTCATTGTACCTGAGACGAGATTAGCTGTTGGACGATGGCAGGAAATTATAACATGCACTCCGGCTCCCCTGGATTCACCTGTTACCTTCGTCATTTTTTCGCGGGCCTTAGAAAAGTCTTTACCCTCCAACTTGGTCATTTCGTCGATATAGCAAACGATTCTAGGGAGTTTCTTGTCAGGATATTCCTCGTTGTAGGCCGCCAAATCATCACATTTGTATTTCTTGAACAAGGCATATCTCTCGCCAATAATTACAGATAGATCGTCCATCATGCCCTCGACTTCTTCAGGACTCGTAATGGTCCTATCGACCAACAGTGGGTCTTCACCAAGCAATGCGGTCCCGTTGCCATGTTTGAGGTCACCTAACCACAACCTGCAATCATCACGGGTATACCTAATGTGTAGGGCAGCTAGTATTAACCTCCCCAAGATACTCTTACCGCCTCCTGTAGCACCTCCGATCAAGAGGTGAGCACTATTTGAGCTAGCTAAATCCAGTTGCTCCAACCCTCTTCTTGACCATCCAAGGGGTATCCATAATCCCTTTTTCTTGGGTATGGTTTCGGCCTCGTTAGTGTAGTTAATTAGATCCAGAAGATGGCCGGACAATACAGTCAGCGAAAAATGAGCTTTCGGATCATTTTCTAGGAGTTTAAATAGGACTTCACTCTTCAGGTTGAACTCGATATCATTAATACTTTTGATTAGTTTGTCGTGTTTCAGACCATTCGGTATCCTGTATTTAAATACTCGATTATGACCATTCCATCCCTTGCTGATTAGCTTCGGGTATTCTTTCGAGATATGGTCTTTTCCACGTTCTTTGGTTTCTGTGCAAACATCATTACGTTTCCAGTTTTGCATGATCATATTTGGGCTATAATCCCTGTGTCCGGGAATATATCTTAGTGCAAACCTCCCGATCATAACGATAGTATCCGAGAATAGCCCAATGATGTCAGGCTTAACGGCTGCCACGGTCATCCCTCCTTGCTCTTCGTGAATCCCTTCGCTGATGATAATTAATACTCCTTGCTATTTGTCCTATATTCCTGTTAAATTTAGGCAAAAAAAGAACCAGACACATCATGTCCGGCTGAATATCCTCTTCCATAGCGGCTTGTTGCGTTGCTTTTGTGCTTCTTTTATGTCGTTGAGTCTTTGTAATACCTCTCTATCCCTGTTCTCTGCGCCTATACGACCATCCTCGGCCCTCTCATGAAGATTTGCAAAACCTTCCTTAAACTCTGCCCGCATATCCTCAAGTTCCTCTTGTAGTTGGAGGATAATGCGATTCTGCTTAGTAAGTTCTTCGAGCAGAACATGGCGAATACTCTGCGCTAAATCCTCTTGTTGTACTACTTTTGTTTTGTTATTTTCTATCAAATCTGTTGAATTTGGTACGGCATATCCGTACTTTTTATCGAGATTCTGCTTTATCTGGTCGTAATCAAGTCCTTCTTTATAATGTCGAGCAATAAGTATGAATAGCTCAATATTTGACTCGTCATATTTACGATGCCGGCCTTCTCCTGATACTTTTAGATATTCCTCAAAGCGATCACGATAGAAGGCGGCAAGGCTGGCCCCGATTCCGGCTCCCTCCGCTATCTGCTTTAGTGTTAAATACATAATATTTCATCTCCCCTGTGGATAACTCATTAATAAGATAATATGTAGGAGGTTATTTATGTAAGTGTTATTTATGTATATGTAGATATGTCCAAAGTGGACAGATCGATGTGGCCAAAATGGACAGGCGGCGTGTGGCCAAAATGGACAGGCGGCGTGTGGCCAAAATGGACAGGCACTTTCTATACCTGTGGATAACTCCGAAGATGCCTATAAATGCTTACTATTTTCAATTAAATAATCATCCCATAACTTATTCAAGACTCCGTAATCTATGGTGTACCACTTGGTATGATCTCCTTTATCTGCGTTAAGCTCAACGCTCACTATAACCATTAAGTCCTCAAGATCCTTTACCATCCTTCTTATTGTTCTAACCGACCACCACGGGGATTGTTTGCGCCATTGCTCGTAAGTGTTATATACCCATCTCCTGCGCTCTATAACGACCCCTGATTCAGTGTTGAGCCAATAGTGTAGCTTTTGTACGAACACGGCTTTATCGAGTCCCAGAACCTTAACTAGTCTCTCCTGAATAACAACTAAGTGTCCATCATGTATTAGTAGATCAGATTTGTATTCGGACGACATTTTAGGAATATCTTTTTGCACAATAAAAAACCCCTGTCTATAAAATTGGGAATGGACAGGAGGTTCATATTTATGGTACATTATCTGTAACAACATAAAAGTTTCTCCCGTTGGCCCCTTGAACGAAATCTTTGGTCGGATGCGTTCAAGGGGTTTTCCCTTTTCCCTAATTCGACAGGTTCAACCCGTATTCCTTTAAAATATTACCCGAAAAAATAAGTAACAAACTCATAGAGGTAAAGCGGGTCAAGTATAGTTAGTTCATCATCCACTACTATCCACTTAAAAAATCCTGCTAAATCGCGTTCAACAATCATTCAACAAAACTTCCTTTCTTACCCTATAATACAATACATTTTTACTGCCTTCAGTGGGTCTTCATAACCATAATTACGACTAGATATTTCCTTATATCTAAAAATGTGCAAAAAAAAGTGAGCATCCGATGTATTTCGATTGGATGCTCACTAAAATATTCTATTTTGATTTCATTTTTTTGATCGACTCCAGGAGATTGCGAAAGAAAACTGGGTCTATATCCTCGTTATATAAATCCTTGGCTAGCATAGCATATGGCAAGCTCTCCTGTTTGGCGAAGAACTCTATTACATCATCCGGTATATCAACGTTATTTAACTCGGTTAGTTTGCGCAGGGACATGATGTTGTTGTCCAGGAGATATGCCGAATCGACTCCCAACGCCTTGGCTACCTTTTCTAAGGCCCGGATCGACATGTTGCTTTTTCCTGTTTCTGCATCAGACAAGTAGGATAAAGAAAACCCTGTTAGGTCGCGCAGATCGGCAAGTGTCATCCCTCTTACTGTTTCCCTAATATATCTAATCTTGTGGCCGTAGTCCATTTGACACACCATCCATTCATGTAAAGTATTATCTAATTATTAGTATTCTCATTTACGCATGTTCGCTATAACTGAAATGAAAATATTTTTCCAATTATACCGAAATTGACTACTTTTAAGCTTGATTTATCGGACACGGCGATATATACTAAGGATATGTTATAGAACAATGGTCTAGAACATCAAAAACAAGTTATTCGGTATTACTTTAAAAGGGGGTGGATGGATTGACAATCGGTAGCCAAGTTCGCAAATATCGGAATAAAAAAGCATGGACATTAAGCGAGCTTGGAGAACGCGCAAAGCTCAAGGGAAATACTTTAAGTGATATTGAAAATGATAAGTGCGACCCGAGCATAAAGTCGCTAAGAAGGGTAGCTGAAGCTCTTGAGATCGAAGTTGCCTGTCTATTCCAAACGGTGTAAATCTTTCTTTTTTATTTCTTTTAAAAAGTTCTTTAACCTTAAACAAGCCTTCCGATTGCACTTACCACGCAAGCAGAAGGGACTTAATCGTATTCTAAATTGTTATGAATTTGGTGCACTTCCAATTATTCGATTGTTACCAGCAATCAAATATTCGAAAGCACACCGATTTGAGCAACATTGCTCTAAATAATTTCTCGTCCCACCACAGAACGATTCAGGTATTGAAGTACCTGCATCAAACACTACCGTAGTCCAAGGGGCTTGTTTGCTACGCTCTTGTTTAACTGTGTCTAATATACATCATTTGGACTAGCTTTACAAGAGGTTTTTCAATTAATTTATGACATTTTTGCAAAAAAGTATTAGAAAATGAATGTTTTGTAATCGTTTCGTCAAGGAGGTGGAGGCGATAGAGAAGGAATTAGTGCAGGAATTCAAACGATTGACAGGCTACAACGGTGGCGACATTGCCGAAAAGTATGGAGTTAGTAGGCAGTTCGTCCATCAAGTGCTCAATAATCACACATTGACGCATAAGGCGAGTTCGGCTTTCTTCTTAAATTCGATGATTAGCGAAAAGATTTCAACCTTAAAAAGGCAGGTGCGAGACTTGGAGTTCTTACAACTCAGTATCGAGGGCAGTGTAACGAATGTAGCAAATGAGGATGGTAACCGTGAATAAGTTACAAATTCAAGCCACAGAAAAGGCTAAACAACTTAGGGAACAAGTCGGAGGAACAATTTTCTCCTTTCCAATTGAGGAAAGTAACCCTTTCTCATCGTATGCAGTTGTGATGTATGCGGGTGGTAAATACTTTCCATATCCAGATGCGGCAGATATATCAATGGCGGCTGCCGGGATACTCATCATCTTGGAAGAGTTGAAAAAAATCGGGCAAGACGCTGATTACACAAGAAATGTTCGATTGATTTCACACCAAGCTCAGATGGATGCACCGAGTACCGTTATGCGTCAGATAAAGAAAGAACATTGTAGTAAGCCAGTCTTTGGGACGGATGATATTTCGGAAGGTAGTGAAGAAACGGGCAAGCTTATTTCTGCTCGCGGGTTAATCAAGTTCAGTTATCTTGCGATGATGGATGATAAGTTGCCAAAAGCGGCGGAGTTCATGGATGAATATTACAAATTATTAGCAACTCGCAAATACGGAAAAACGGCGGCCGCAATTAAGCAAGGGGTTCTCAGAATGGGTAAGGACCAAGTTATCAAGTGGATAGAGGAAACTTATGAAAAATATATCCACAATGATATGGAGATCATGAACATCTTTGCTGATTTGAAAGGAACAAAAGTATGAGCAATTTAATTCCAATCGAATACCAAAGTCAAAGAATTTTAACAACTGCCCAGTTAGCGGAATCATACGGGGCTGATACAAAACTTATCTCGCAAAACTTTTCAAGGAATGAGACTCGCTACAAGGCCGGGAAACATTATTTCAAATTAGAGGGAAATGACCTAGAAGAGTTCAAGAAATCCTATCCTCAATTTGAAGATACCCTTAAATTTGTATCAATCCTCTACCTATGGCCCGAGAAGGGAGCATGGCTACACGCTAAATCCCTAAACACTGACAAGGCCTGGGAAGCTTACGAGATGTTAGTTGATGATTATTATGCTATTAAACAATCGTTACCATTGCCAAAAGAAACACTCCCCAATGAACCTCAACGACTCCGAGCGGAAGCAATGCTTCTAAACGCAAAAACTAGGCAAGCAAAAATGATGAAAGAGACAGCTATAGAGTTTCAATCCAAGCTATCTGACGTATCACTGCATCTTTTGATCGGTGGCATAACTGAAATACTCATGGGTAAATCACTCCTGCCATTACCAACCATCGAAAAGACGTATTCAGCGACAGACATTGGAAATGAGCTTGGAGTTTCCTCTAATAGAATCGGAAAGATCGCCAACCGGAACAATCTCAAAACGGATGAGTATGGCATTACTGTATTAGACAAGTCCCCCTATAGTACGAAACAGATTCCTTCGTTTAGGTATAACGAAAAAGGGAGGGAAAGACTTATCGAGTTAGTGGGTGGATCGGAGTAATGATTGCAGAGGAAGAAATGCTAAAGGAAATTCTCAAAGAAAACCCAAAATTTAAGAGTTACTTAGAAGTTATTCACGCAAAAATGTACTATTGCGACCGAACGAATGAGGTTCGTGTTAGTGGGTCAGATTCATCGGGTGATGATGATTTCGATTTATCTCTTGAGCTATTCATCGCCATTAGCAATCAGAATTCAAGCTTTGGCCAATTGAAGATAAGGCCAATATTAAGAAGGGTTAAGTAAGTATTTAAATTAGGTGGACAAGTAGTTAAGGCAAGGAGGGAATTATGGTTAAATATCTCGGCAAATACAAAAAGTGCCGAACATGCACGCACGCTATTGAGCCTCTAATGGTAATGGTGTTAGTTAAGGATTCATGTCTCAAAAAGATTATGTTTTCGAGTGGCTACATGGTGGATAAATACACTTGCGAGAAGTGCGAACATTTCAAGGAGAAGGAAGGTAAGTAAATGAACTACGATAATTATTGCGATAGTCACGAACCAACAGATGAGTTTTCCGTAAAACTCCACGAGCTAATCAACGGTGAGGTTAAGGGCAAAATCAAGGAGACTGTCGAAGAACTGGAATCCCTTAAAAGTGAATATATCTTGCAATCTCAAGAGCTAAGTAAGGTTCGAAACGATCTTCGCCTTGCAAGCGTAAATCACGACAAGGAGCTCAAACAAGCCGCAAAAGTTGCCCAAAGGGAATACTGGTTCGACTGTGCGGTTGGGGATAAGGTTTTTATCCTTAATAAGAATATCAAAACCAAAAAGTGCGAAAGGTGCGATGGCAAAGGGGAAGTAAAAACCATAATTGATTACGTAGAAGTAAAGGCCGAATGTCCAATATGCGGTACTTATTCTAAGAGACAGAAACTTTATTTTACGGAATACAGCATTATTGAGGGGAATATTGAGCGTCTACAAATTGAGTTGGTCAAAGATCACAAATGGATCCATATTTGGATAAAAGACCGCGAGTACAAATATGAGGTTGGTGGATTTTATCAGATATTCCGAACCAAAGAAGAATGCCAAGTTGCCTATGATGAAGCGATTAAGAAGCAAGGAGCGAATCAAATTGGAATCTAACAATCCAGCAAACCAAATCAGTCAAGCAGCCAAATCCCGTGGATTATCCTATTGGGAGTACATCGAGTCAACTCAACCCCATCATGTACAAAAGTTCGCTTGGGGTGACAAGAAGGAAACACGCAAGGAGAAGCGCGCGGAAGAGAACAGGATTATTCCATTTCTGGGCGGTTCTATTTATCCCATGGCGAGGTTGTTCTCCAAGATGAGGAGTTCTATTGGGAAGAGGAGTGCTTATTGATGAAAATATACGTAGCGGGAAAGATCACCGGAAATGACAACTTCGTCGAACAATTTAAGCAAGCAGAAGAAATGCTAAAAGAAAAAGGACATGTTGTAATTAATCCCTCGTTGTTGCCTGTAGGGTTTGAGCATGGCGAGTATATGAAGGTGTGTCTTCCAATGGTTGGCATATGCGACGCCATCTATCTACTGAATGGTTGGAAGTCTAGTAAGGGTGCGAATATGGAAAAAGATTATGCCGAAAGTTGGGGCAAGTTGATCTTTTTTGAGGGAGATACGCCACGCACCACCATAAAACCGGAAACCATGTGAGAATGGTTAAACAAGCAACTCAAACTTGTCTATGTGGAAAAGAAGTCAACCTGCCTGACGGTGAAGTTAAGATAACCTGCTCATGCGGTAGAACTTGGGAAATTAGCACAGAAGGAGTGCTGTTCACTAATCTAATGTTCCCATTTTGTCAGGGAGAATGTTCTAGGCGGGAGATTGTGCCTATTGTGGCAAAGGGTGAGCGAGTGAGGAATAAGCGGAAAAGGAGGGCGTTGAAGCATTGAGAGTATTAAGCCTCTTTGACGGAATATCTTGCGGACAAGTAGCACTCGAACGAGCAGGTATTGAAGTTGAAGCATACTATGCAAGTGAAATTAATGAGTACGCAATCCAGGTGACACAAAAAAACTATCCTCATACCATTCAATTAGGAGATGTTGAGAAAATTAAACCACCATATGGTATTGATTTACTAATTGGAGGAAGTCCTTGTCAGGGATTTAGTTTTCTTGGAACTCAATTGAATTTTTCCGATTCGAGAAGTGGTTTATTTTTTGAATACGTCAGGGTTCTTGGAGAAGTTAGGCCAAAATACTTTCTATTGGAAAATGTAAAAATGAAACAGGAATACCAAGATATTATAAGTAGGCACTTAGGGGTAGAACCAATACTTATTGATAGCTCAGTAGTAAGTGGTCAGATGAGAAAAAGGAATTATTGGACTAATATTCCTGGCATTATTCAACCGGAAGATAAGGGAATAACCTTTCAATCCATACTCGAAAGCGGATACACGAACCGAATGAAAGCATTGTGCCTGTTGGAATCAGAGAACAGATTACACATAGCGTCAGACGATCTTTACAGAAGAAATAAGGCGAAGTCGTTAGGAAATATAGTGTTCTTTTCCAAAAACTTTGAACCTGAAAAAGGGGTCAGGATGCTAACTCAGCAAGAGCTTGAAAAACTTCAAACACTTCCGATTGGCTATACTCAACCACTAAAAAGAAATGTTGCAGCAGGATTAATAGGTAATGGTTGGACGGTAGATGTAATCGCTCATATATTGAGCTATTTGCCAAAATCTTAGCAAGGAGGGATTTAGATGTTAGAACGAATCGCAAAAGCCATCGGCCACCAAGCATCAAAAATAGGCTGGATCAATCGAGAAATCCAAGCCTACAAAAACGAGCAGGAAAAGAAGGTTATCGAGGAGCGCAAGAAGCGCAATAAGGCTGACTTTACCGAGCTAATGCGGTGTGGTAATACGGTTCGGAGCGAGGATAAGGAAGATAGCAGGATGAAAGCTGTGGTGGTGGATTATGTTGGCAGGGGGAGAGTCGGGGAGCCGTTTAACCCTGTTTTTACGAGGATGGACTGTCTAAATTGGAGCATAAGTGAGGGTATGAAGAAGTGAGATTAATAAAATTAACACAAGGTCAAGAGGCAATGGTTGATGACGATAAGTACGATGATTTAAACAGTTTTTATTGGTTTGCTTTGCTTGATTCTCCAAGTAAGAAGTTTTATGCAAGGAGGAATACTCCTGATTTTGGAGAGGGGAGAAGTTCAGAAAGTATGCACAGAAGAGTTATCGGATATTCTGGAAAAGAATTACTCGTTGACCATATTAATGGCAATACACTCGATAATCAAATTTCAAATTTAAGATTAGTGACCCGTCGCGAAAATAACCAAAATAAGCATTGCGAAAGGAGTTCACTCTTGCCTGGGGCAAGTTGGCATAAGGGGAATAAGAAATGGGCCGCAAATATTATGATTAATGGCAAAACCAAATATCTAGGTAGTTTCAAGTTAGAACATGAAGCATACGCCACATATCTTAAATCTTGTAAATCATATGGATTCCCAATTGATCTTATGATTCAAAAATTTGGCTTACCTAATGTTCCTTGTGCTAGAAAGGAGCAATCAACATGAGAAAGGCAGATAAATCATGCTCCTAGTTTGCTAAGGAGGGGGCACAGACAGCACGGCAGAGCTTGTTGAGATGGTCAATGGGGGAATAAGGCCTGACTTAATATTATTCGCTGATACTGGGGGAGAAAGGCCTGAAACGTACTGGTATATAATCATGTTCTCGTTGTGGTTAGTGAGTCGTGGATTCCCTCCGATCACAACGGTAAAGGGTCCCGTAGTGCTTGAAGAAGATTGCCTAAGAAGGAAAGCACTTCCCTCTCTTGCCTATGGATTCAAGACGTGCTCACAGAGGTTTAAAACAGAACCACAAAATAAGTTCGCTAATCATTTTCAACCCTTTGTGGATGCATGGGCGAAGGGGGAAAGGGTTATCAAGGCAATCAGATACGAATACGGCGAAGAACGGCGCATGAAGGAATCTCTTGATAAAAAGTACACTAATTGGTTCCCTCTCATCGAATGGGAAATGGATAGAGATGCTTGTGTAGAAACCATAGCCGATGCAGGACTTCCACAGCCAGGTAAAAGCAGTTGCTTCTTCTGCCCATCAATGAAGAAGGCTGAGATATTTGAGTTGAGAGATTCTCATCCAGATTTATTAAAAAGAGCATTAAGCATGGAAAAAAATGCGGATCTCACTACAATTTCTGGACTAGGAAGAAGTTTTGCATGGAATGACTTAATTAGTAATGATGCCAACCAAATTAAGATGTTTGTTGATGTCGTAGACCAAGCGTGTGGATGCTATGACGGATAAAAAGATAAGGAGGTTATATTGTGAGAAAACTAACCCAAGCCCAACTCTCTGCAATCCAAAACTTAATCATTAATCCCCTAATTGACTCTACGGAGGTTGAATTCTCCAAAAATGGCTTATCTCGTATCACAATCAAGTCAACAGTTAATGCCCCATGGGACGGACCGGAAGGAGTGGATATGTCGATTTCCCTTGCATTGGATAATGAGTTCCCCGGCCTAGAATATCTCTGCACTCCGGCTAGATATGTGAATCCTGTCGATGGGCTGGACAATGAGCTGTACCTTATCAACTATGAGGGGGAGACGCTTATTAATTTAATCATGAGAAGCGAAGGGCAAAAAGAAGGAACACCCACGGCAATGGATGTCCCGACTGACAAGGAAACTACTCACTTAGATTGTATCACGAATCGATCAAGGTCAGAACTTATTGGGCCGTGTGAGTGCAATTACTAATTTGAAGAAATGAGGAATTAAATTGAGAATAAAACGTCTTGAAATCAAGAACTACATTGGTATATCTGAATTTGCTATGGATTTAGGAAAAATTAACTGGCTGTCTGGTCATACAGGCTGCGGAAAAACAACCATCGTCGAATCCTTAGAAAAAGGCTTTACGAACAAATCACGTAGGACAGAGGTTATTCGCCACGGTGAAGATGAATCCAGAATCTTTATTCAATCTGATGATGGATTGGAGATTGAACGCAAGATAAGAACTGATAAGGGGGATTATCTCAGGGTTAGAAAACAGGGGCAAAACGTCCCATCGACTCAAGGATTTCTCAATAAGCTGATTAGCGGCGAGGTATTCCGTCCTCTTGAATTCGTAAAGAAGTCTCCCGATGAACAAGCAAAGATCATTCTCAACATGCTTGAAATCCCATGGTCCACGAATGACATCCAGATTTGGTTCGGCGAGTTGCCGGGTGTTAATTACGAGGCCCACATACTCCAAGTTCTGAAACAAATCGAGAACCTTTATTATACCCAACGTGAATCAATTAACCGGGAGGTATCAGTTCTAAAGGCACAAGTGTCGGGCATTAGGGACGGGCTTCCCCCAAATTATGACGGAGCTTACTGGAAAGAGCAGAAGGTACAGGAGTTCTATTCTATGGTCGCTCAAGCTGAAGAGGTCAACAAGAAGATTCTGGCTGCCCAGAATGCCATTCAGGGCGTACAGGATAAGATTGACGCGATTAACGCTAACGCTGAGTTGGACAAGCAGACGAAGAAAAATGGATATGATCGGCAACGTGCTGATGGTCGGGAGTTTATTCAGTTTCTTAATCAGAAGATTGAGAAAGTACAAAACGTTATCGATGGCATGAAACACAGGGTTGAATCAGAAACCAGGGATGCAGACAAGGAACTAGCTCTTGGTATCGAAAAGGAAAGAAGTGAATATCGGAAAAAACTTCAAGAACTTAACGACCGACATAATGAAGAAATAGCTGCCCTTAATCATATTGCTGAAACCGCCAAGGAATCCATTAAGAGAACTATGGCTGAAGAAAAAACTAACGCTCATGAAGAAATTGCTAAATGCAAAAATTCCCAAACAGCCAAGGAGCAGGAGCTATTAAATATTGATTCAATGGAAGTACAAGCATTACTATCCATCGACGAAAAAACGGTTGAACAAATAAAAACTATCAACGCGGAGGCTGGAAATTCGCAAAAGGTAACTGACGAAACGAAACCAATCGACATCCAACCACTCCAAGTGGCTGCCGACAATGTGGCGCATATGCAAAGTTTCCTCCGAGAGTTTGAAAACATGTCTGACATAATCACAACTAAAATAGCTCCAAAATTAGAACTTTCTCAAACTTTAACCGCGCGAATTGAAACAGCGCGCAAAACCCCTATGGAACTTCTGAAAATTGCAGCCGTTCCGATTCCAGAAATTGCGGTCGATGGTGATGGGAAGATTCGTATCGCAGGAACCTTGCTAGATGGTCTGTCCGAGGGTGAACAACTCGAATTAGCGTTCAGGGTAGCAAAGGCTCAAGCTTCGCAATTAGGGGATTTAAAAGTCCTTTGTGTGGATGGAATAGGTAAGGTAAATCAAGCCAACAGGTTGTGGCTGGATGAGTATATGAAGACTGACGATTTCCAGTATTTTATCTTGGATACCACGGATACCGATCTTGAAGTAAAAATCGAGGGGGAAATTTAATTGAGTAACGAGTTTGAACTAGCACTGCAAAAATCAACTATACAGCCACAAAACGCGGCTATCCAAACATCACTAGGGCGTTATACTCAGGAACTTCAAGGGATGGTTTATTCCGCTAAACAATTCCCAAGAGATCAATTCGCGGCTTATCAACGTATTAAGCAAGCTTGTGAGCGCAAGTCCTTAGCCATGATTGCAAGCTACGAATACCCTAGAGGTGGACAAAAGATAACAGGCCCATCCATCCGACTCGCCGAGGTTGTGGCTCAAAACTGGGGAAACATGACATTCGGAGTCGTGGAACTAGAGCAAAAAGTCGGGGAGTCAACCTGCATGGCCTATGCGTGGGACATCGAGACAAACGTTAGATCGGAGAAGATTTTCACTGTTAAGCATGAAATAGGGACTAAAAAAGGACCAAAGAAGCTAGAGGACTCACGCGACATATACGAGCTTGTGGCGAACATGGGGGCAAGGAGGCAGAGGGCTTGCATACTAGCTATCATCCCGAAAGATGTAGTTGATTCGGCGGTCGAGGAATGCGATAAGACGTTGGCAGGGAAGAACTCAGAACCAATCATTGACCGATTAAAAAAGATGTTCGACGCTTTCAAGGCGTTTGGCGTTACAAGGGAAATGATTGAGAAGAAAATTGGGGTTGGGTTGGATAGTTTTACAGAGAAGGATGTCATTGTCTTGATCAAGGTTTATAACAGCTTGAAGGATGGTATAGGGAAGCGTGAGGACTTCTTTGAGACAGATAAACCACAACCGACAGCAGATTCATTGGCTGAAGAATTTAAACGGCAACAAGGGCAAACAGCAACCCATGGTGGAGAATTATTCAATAACGATGCGAGTAAAGCATTAGATGCCGAGATTGCTGACAAGGAGGCAAAAGATGCTAAGTCTAAATAGATCGAACTATCACAGCCTAGAAGCATCACGCGATTACATGAGTCGGGGCCAATATCTCGACTTCCTGAAATGCGAGGCGGCAGCAGTTGCCGTCCTCCAAGGGGAATGGGTAGAAGATACTTCGGACGCTTTATTGGTCGGGCAATACGTACACACTTTCAATGACGGTACGCGCTCTGAATTCATCTCTAATCATCCAGAAATGTTCAAGAAGGATCTTAGTCTTAAAGCTACTTTTATCGTGGCTGACAAGATGATTGAGACGTTGCAGAATGACGAGTTCGCCATGTATGTCCTCGAAGGCCAAAAAGAAGTTATCTATACGGCTGAAATGTTCGGGTGTTGGTGGAAGGTAATGATAGACAGTCATAATCCTGAGAATCGTAGAAATGTTGACCTAAAGACAACTCGAAGTATAACGGATCAATCATGGAGTGAAGAAATACGCGAGAGAGTTAGCTTTATCGAAACTTATAAATATGTTTTACAAGCCAGTCTGTATAGCGAGATAGAACGTCTTGCTAACGGAAGACCTCCTGGTGACTGGTTCGACTTTTATATCGTGGCGGTATCCAAACAGGATGTACCAGACAAGGAAGTTATCTCATTGGTTGATCCCGAACGATACGCCATCGAGCTAATTAATATCCAAAACAACATGAAGCGGATACTTAGTGTGAAGAGTGGCAAGGTTGAACCGGGGCATTGCGGAAGGTGTGACTATTGCCGTTCAGTAAAAAAACTAACTGGCGCGATTCATTACAGTCTACTTTAAATCAACGGGCAGCTAACCCCTGCCCCATCAAAAGGAGGAAAAAAATGCAAAGCACAGCAACAGAAATAGACCCCATCCTATTCGGCAAATTATACATGTCCGGACTAAACGACATTGAAGTAGGCAAAATCATCGGCTGCGGTAAATCAAGGATACAAAAAGAGCGTGCAGGACTAGAACTTCCGCCGAATAAGGATATTTTTGCATGGCAAAAAAGTTTGGATCGCGCAGATTTAGAGAAGATACCACCTAAATATCGGAGGTAGCTATGAGTTATCAATATTATATATCTCCTACTGACTACCGGGTAGCAGAGAAAAACGGTATCAAGAAAGCTACACTCGAATATCGCGTACGTAACCTTGCGTGGGATATGGAAAAGGCAATAACTACACCACCTCAGAAGGGGAAAACCACAGAGGATAAGTGGAGAAAATTAGCAAAGAAAAACGGCATCCCGTATCGAGCATTTCAGAAGCGAGTAAATATTTACGGGTGGGAACAGGAACGAGCCGCAACTGAACCGTTGCAAAATAGGCATGAAATAATCATAGGCGTGATGGAAGCCAGAGATAAGGCTATTGAGAGAAAGAAGGTTTGTTCATGAAAATAGTACAACCGGAAGTCCATATCGAGAACCAAGATTGGGCTGAATTACTCAGGAGAATAGAAACTAAGGGTCGGGTTTGCTACAAGTCTGAGGAAAGAATAACAGAAGATTCATCTATATCCTTTGTTGAGTCCCTGATCAAGCGAGGGCATATGTCGGTCTTGGAACATTCGTCAATTGCCGTTAAGTTCATCGTTGACCGTGGGGTGTCGCACGAAATCGTTAGACATAGATTAGCTAGTTATAGTCAGGAATCTACACGCTATTGCAACTATGGTCACGATGATGAAATTACAGTGATTGATCCATTCTTCTTTTCGATTGGTAGCGCAAGGAGGGAAAATTGGTTTGCGAGTTGCGAAATAGTTGAAGAGGCCTATCTTGCATTACTAAAACTGGGGTCAACTCCGCAAGAAGCCCGTTCTGTCCTACCAAATAGTCTGAAAACCGAAATATGGATGACAGCCAATATCCGCGAATGGCTTCACTTCTTCAAAGAGCGCACCTCGAAAGCAGCTCATCCACAAATGAGACAGGTGGCTATACCACTATTACTAAAACTTAGGATCTTGTTGCCTGTAGTATTTATGGGTATAGCGTATGACTGTGATTTTAAACCCGTTAATTACGCTGAGGTATTTTGCCAAGAGAGGGTGGATAGGTAATGAGATCACTAGGTATTACGCGCAAGTTAGACGCATTAGGTCGGGTAACATTGCCTGTTGAGCTGAGGCAATCGTTAGGTTACGAAACAGGTACACCACTCGAAATCCTTGCCGATGATAAGAGTTTGTATATCAAGAAGGCAAGTGACGGCTGCACGTTTTGTCACTCGGACATTAAGGTTGTGGCGTGGCATGGGGATAGGGTTTGCCGCATATGCGCTGCTGATATTTTAGCGAAGAGCGTGAAGGATGGTGTTAAGGGATGAAAACGTGGGGGATGATCAAGGATCTGACCGAAAACCGTGATAATAAATTTAAATGCACGAACGGATGCATTATAGACCCGAGAAGGGACTTTATAATCGGACGCGATAAAGAAGGATATATTAGATTCTTCGAACACGGAGAATTCAGGGATGCCTTCTTCGATATACACAATAAGTTCGACTGGGATTGGGAATTAGTCCGCCAACCAGTCGATTTCTTAACAGCTGTAAATAGCGGTAAAGAGATACGTCCGGATGATGTCCCAGCAATAATTCACGGATTTAATGAACTAGGTTACTGGGCATTAACTATTGACAGGATCAACGGCCTATGGCTAGTCGAGTAGTCCATGCAAAGAAATAAGGCAGAGATTAATCCTCTCTGCCGACTGAATCCTTATTTTTATGAGCTTCTAATCCCAATCTGATTAATTCCCTAATTGCGTTGGATCTACTTGGAATGCCTGGTTCATATCTTCGGTAATTATCAACTTTATCTAACATCTCCTTGGTAAAACTTATCCCTTTTATTTTAACTTCTTTCTTATTGTATTTCACGTTCTTTAGCTCAACTAACTGGATGTGCTCGTCGGGATTTATGCTTAACCTTGCACTTTCTTTAATTTCGGGGGCAGCCACAATACCAATGACATCTTTGCCGGACGAGCTTATATACTTCTTTAAATACCGTCTAATTTGGTTGATGGTGGAAATATCAACGATGTCTCGCTTCAATTCTATTAGATAAACCGTTTTATCATCTTCCCCAACCAAGTCAACGGTAAGACCACGAATATCCTTAACCTTTACTTCTTGCCCAACATACCTAAAATCAAAGAAATCTGAAAAGTTGGCAACTATATGGTCCTGAAGTTCTCTTTCTATGGCATATGCGAACATTATTTATTTCCTTCTTTCTTTATTTCGCTAAACTTATCTTCGGCTAATTTACAAAGTTGCTGACTAAATGAACGCTTTTCCTTATCAGCTAAATCTTGAACCTTATCACGAAATTCCTTATCAATAGTTATGGTTATTTTATCCTTAGCCATACTTATGCACCTCCTGACATACCTATTATAACATACGCCATAAAAAGGTCAAATAAGTACGATTAAGTATGGTAAGGTAGGGTAGTCTGTGGTATACTATTAATATAGGAAGGAACGAGGTGAAAATGGGCAATTGGGGAACATAAGGAGTCCTTGCCACCACGAATTAAAACAATAGAAATAATTAAAAATAAGGAGTGAGAACATTGTCAAAAACTATAGAAAAAAGCGTTCTTGAAATGGCAAAGGGTGCCTTAATCGAACAGTTTAATACTGAATTCGTAAAGATCGGCTCCAATATCCTTGACCCGAATACGGATGCAACTAAGGCCCGCAAAATTACTCTGACGTTAACCTTCAAACCTGATGAAAACCGAGAATTTATTGGATGGGAAGCTCAGTCCAAATCAACCCTTGCCCCTGTTATGCCGATTGCGACAAGGTTCTTCCTCGGTACAGACAAAGACGGAACCCCTGTTGCCACGGAGATTGTTCGCGATGATCCGAACCAAGTTCATATTTTCGATGAACCGGAAGACGGTCAACCTGAAACTCAAGACTCAAAAGTATTAAAATTTGGGAGCGTGAAGTGAACTACCCACTACCCTAAAGGGATAGCGGTTTTACGCTCATTCATATCAAGATCAGGTTTAAGGGTAGAAAGTAACCCGACAGGCTACAAAGGGAGCCGGGGAAAAAGGAGTTTCAAGGATAAATGATTGAAGCAGCATTGAGATATATTAACAGTTTCCGTGATATTCAAGTCGTCCCCCACAATGGACTCAGCTTTACAAACGACAAGCTTTTTCAACTTCCAGAAGATGTACCAGCAGTATTTTCCACCAAAACCCTCGCAAGCCTTGTCGAACTAATCCTAAAGGAACACTCTCACAACTCCCTGAATGACCTTATCGTCCACATTGACAGCCCAACTAAGGTAAATGTCCACACAACTCTTCGTGGACATCTTGACCGCTTTAATCTTTATACCGCAACGGCTGAATTACCGAGGATCACGCTTGACAGCTACATCGATCTTGAGGCTATGAACATCTTGTTAAAGAGTGCATTTGTCCAAAACGGAACTAGGGATGAACTTATCAAGGTCCTCGGACAAGTTGTTGAGGATGCGATAAAAACCAGCGTTGACGATGGCATGTCGCAAACAGTAACGGTTAACACAGGGGTTAGATCACTTGCTAAGATGGAAATGCCTACAATCGTTAAACTGGCACCTTATCGGACGTTTATCGAAGTACCTCAGCCTGAAGGAGAGTTCTTGCTTCGCCTAAAGAAAGGACCGGAGGCGGCATTATTTGAGGCAGACGGTGGAGCATGGAAGATGGCTGCGCGGCAGAATATTAAGCAGTATTTTGAGGTTGCGCTTGCCGGATTAATTGAGGCCGGAAGGGTAATTGTGACGGAGTAGAAGTAATAAGGGGTGGTTACAGCTACCCCATCCCTTTAGGGGTGATTTCAGGTGTCAAAAGGTTGGATCAGTATACACAGGAAACTTCAATTCCATTGGTTGTGGGAAGATAAACCTTTTAGTAAAGGACAAGCGTGGATAGACTTATTAATGTTAGCTAATCATGAAGATTCTAAATTCCTACTAGGAAATCAGCTTGTAGAAGCTAGTCGCGGAGACATAGTAACCAGTGAGGTCAAGCTCATGAATAGGTGGGGATGGTCGAACACTAAGGTTAGATCATTTTTAAATTTGCTAGAAAAAGATTCAATGATTATCAAAAAAACAGACTCAAAAAAAAGTGTCCTGACCCTTACGAACTACGGCGTTTGGCAGGATTCAAAAAGTGAAAAAGAAGTGGAAAAAAAGTGCAATAAAAGTGCGTTAGAAGTGGAAAAACATACAATCAATAACTCTAATAACTCTAATAACTCTAATAACTCTAATAAAGTATCTATTGACGGTTTTGAAGAACTTTGGAAACTGTATCCGAAAAAAGAGGGCAAGGGACAGGTTAGTAAAACACAAAAGGAAAAATTGGCCAAGATTGGTATCGAAGAAATGACAAGGGCTATTAGCAGATACGTCCAAGCTAAAAAAGGCAAGGATAAGCAATATCTTCAGAATGGAAGCACATTCTTCAATAGTGGCTATGTAGATTACTTGGATACAAATTATCAGGATGGGGGATTAAGTGGTGGAAATAACGGCAGTAAATCCAATGCAATCAATCAAGGAAATCTTAAACCTTGGGAAACTGACCCATACCTCGCCGACATCCTCGGAAGAAACGAGAAAGAGGCTTAATATCTTCAATATTGGGACTGGATACAGTCTGAAACCAGTAGAAAAAGTCTTTACCTGTAAAGAGTGCGAAGACCGAGAAATAGTAGCTGTTGGGCTAGACCCCTACGGATTAACTCTTTACGCAGATTGTATTTGCAAGGTCAAGAAGAACGCAGCCCGAAAGCTTAAATCATCAGGATTAACCACGCAACAACTAAGATACAACATAGCTAATTACAAAGTTAACAATGAGAACCGCAATATGTTCCAGGGAGTTGAAAGATACCTAAAGGCGTGGCCTGACTTGATAAAAAGCTCATCTGATACCAAAGGGTTCTTACTGATGGGTAATGCAGGGATCGGAAAAACGATGTTAGCCAGCATAATTGCAAGGGACATGCTCGACAAGGGAATTCAGGTTGTGTTTGTATCATCTGCTGATTTATTAGCCGAATTAAGGGATGCCCAATTCAGAAAAGACGAGGGTGGTATAGAGGCTAAGATAGAAACTTTAGCCAAGGCTCAAGCGTTGATACTTGATGATATAGGCAAAGAAAAGCCTACCGAGTGGGTTCAAGGAATGTATTATCGCCTGATTGACCTTAGATACCGAAACAACCTGCTTACTGGATTTACGACGAATTATTATCCTAAACCGTTGGAAGAAAGATTGGGGGATTACGGAGAAGCAACGGTGTCCAGAATTTTGGGAATGACTGTTGATTATCTGCTTTACGCCAAGGATTACGATCATAGGACAAAAAAAGATGTCCTATAACTTCTACATCCCACCAACCGCATATGAAACGGCCAAACAAAACGGAATAAGCACAAGGTTACTCTCCGACAGAGTAAGAATCCTGGGATGGAGCATCGAAAGAGCGACGAAAGATCCACCTCGAAAGCAAGGGGATTGGAAGAAGTGGGTAGATGTTGCGAAAGAAAACAATATCCCTCCTGGGACTTTTTACCGAAGAATTAGCGAATCAGGAATGCGACCTGAGCAAGCCGCCACAATACCAATAGTGGACACAAAGACAAAAATCAACAACATAGCAATAGCAAAAAGGAAATACCCCAAGGAATACGAGGACATGGCTTTAGCCAATGGGATTGGAAAGAAAACCTTTGTTAGTAGGATGTTTAGGAAATGGAATCCATTAGAGGCGGCAACTAAGCCTGTTAAGAGATAAGGAGGAACCCAAATGAAATATATGATACGCCAAATGCAATTACAAAAAATAATTGGAGAACTTAGGGCACTGGAAGCAACATTCTATGATCCGATGCATGGAAGCACCGAGGAATGGCGCAATGCCCATAAAGTTATCAATAGTATCGTAGATGAATTGAAAAATAACTTTGGATAAGGAGGAAACCCAAATGCGAACACCAACATTCGATAAATCCGTAGCTCTATCCATGTACAACTCCGGCAAAAACGATACCCAAATAGCCAAAGCAGTCGGAATAAACATCTATGCCATTAGACGATGGAGGAAGAGAAATGATCTACCTGGAAACATCGGAAGCATAGCCGATGGAACACACCGAACTGGTGATCATTATCGCGATGTGTTGGAACCGAATCAGGTCGAGGAAATGGGCAGATTCCTGAGAGCTCTATGTATCGGGACCAGGGAATGCGAGCGAATAGGCGTGAAACCTAATATATCAGAGGCTATACGTGCGTGGGGTAATGTGCCTAAGACGGTTGGGGAACGAGCTATAACGATGGGGTTTGTTGCGAGGGAGAAGGTGGAGAGATGAAAAGAATACTAGATTATCTATTGAGTGTTGGGTTTAAGGATACGGGGTTTACATGGGGAAAGTACATCAATATGAAAAGGGTAATTAGCGAGAGTGAGGATTGGGTAAAAATTGAGAAAACGTGCAAGGGGTATGAATGCGAATGTCATATATGGCTAAATAGCTCCTTTGGTAAGAAAATGAAAACCATACCAATATCAACATATGGGGAGGTTATCGCATTTCTAAAAAGAAACTTGAGATAAGGGATTATTACTTAACTAACTACTTCGACGAAGCGCGAAAGCTCCTCCTCCTCTCAAACTGCCTAAAACGTCACTACGCCTGTGTAATCGTTAAGGGTGGCCACATTATATCTAAGGGGTGGAATACGAGCCTAGAAGCCTGTACTACGTGCTCTAGGGTGGATATTGAACATAATGCGGAAGGTTACGATGATTGTCCAGCCGTGCATGCTGAGGTTTCTGCTTTAATTAGGGCGAGAGAAAACAGCCTCGAAGGTGCTGAGATATATCTAGTCTGCTCGGATGAGGTTGATCCTATACCGTGTCCGGCGTGTCAGAGGTTGTTGGATTATGCAGGGGTTAAGCGGATAAGGGAGGTGTAGGGGTGAAAGTAATTTTGAAGCAGAGTCCGTATGGATAATAACCCTCACCTACCCGGTACGGCAGACGAGTTCATTGAAAATAACCTTGGATTGGCGCAAAAAGAAGCATGGAGATTTATCAAGTGGATAAGCAGGGATGAGGAAATAAAGTTTGATAAAGACGATTTACTGAGTATTGCGTACATGGGACTCGTAAAAGCTTATCAAGGGTACGATCCAACAAGGTTTACAGGAGAAAACGGTGGGAAAATAAAGTTCTCGACATATGCGGTGCCAATGATAAAAGGAGAATTGCGGAGGCATATAAGGGACTTAGGGCACACAGTAAGGAGACATAGAGACGGAACAGGAATTAATAACATCGACAGCCTTGATAGGGAGATAAGGGACGATGAAAGTAGCGCGCAAACAGTAGGGGATACGATCAATATTGAGAGCTATGAAATCGAATATCAGGCGATTGTAAATGATTTTGTTCGCCAACTTGATCCAAAATTACAAAAAACATACAAGCTTTTGACGCTTGGTAAAACACAAAATGAGATAGGTAAGTGTTTTGGGATAAGTCAGGTGCAGGCCTGGAGAATGGTAAATAAGCTCCTTGATTTAGCGAAACAGTATGGAGAGAAGGGGAATGAGGATATGGGTAGGGAAATATCGCCAGAAACAAAACTAATGCGTGAGGAGGTTGATACCTTTGCTAAATTTGGCGCAATTGGAACCTACGAAGATATTGCGAGTAAGTATGGGGTTGGGAAAGGTACGGCTTACTCTTGGATGAGGAAGCTTATGGATGGAGGGGTTGTTGAAAAGGCGGAAGTTACTGAGGTGACGAAGATGGAAACTACTCCATTCGAGATACCTAACACGCCGGGGAATTATGAGGCGATTGATAAGCTAGTAGAAGGCACAGAAGCACTATCAGAGGCTAGTAAAGAGGACGAGGGTGGCATTGTTACGGAGGGAGACGGTGAAGGACATAGAATTGCATTTGAGGAATATTTTAAAGTTGAATTCGATGAACAAAATCGCGTGCCCGTATGCCTTGGGGGGTATGATCCTATTACGTATTGTTGTAGGGATTGTACGGACAACGTTGAATGCAAGGAAGCGTCCAATAAGGTTAAAGGCAAGGAAACCATTGACGATCTTGGAGGATTGGCAGAGCCGGAACCGGGGTGGAATCCTGAACGTGAAGGGGAATCGGCATCTAAAATGTTTTCATTGCCTAGTGGTGCAGAGGAACCGATGATTGCAAAGCCACAAACTCCTGACCAAATGTGGGTGCATGTTGCTTATTTCTTAGGGGCAATTAAGCAGCATGGAATAAGGCAGGTAGAGGAAGATATACAGGATAGGATTAA